CTAGGTACTCGCCGTCGTTACTTTGTAAGCGGCGCTATTGACGCTGACTACGAAGCAGAAAATCGTGACATCAACCGGATTCGGGTGTAATATGCCTCGTTGGTTGATTGTGATGTGGATCGTGATTTTCTTTGTGCTTGTGCTTTCTGCTCTGAGTTTTACTTGGACCAGTGATTGTGATGTTGCTGCCACTGGAATGTGTGATTGAAGGAGAATAAGATGCATCTTCCAATTTTAATGTTGATAGCTATTGGTTGGAGCGTGGCCACTCTGGGTATCTTACTCATAGCTGCTTAAAATATAAATACCATTAGAGGAGAATCCAATGGTATGAAAGTCTGTTTTATTCATGGAGCAAATGCATCGCACACCACCTTTGCTTATATTGAAAGCAAAATAAACATTCCAAGGCAAGACATAATTGCTATTGAATATAACAGTAGAGAAGGCTTCTACAATAATTTGCACGAGATGATTAGTATACTCCGAAGATACAAGGGTGAAAATATATTTTTTATAGCACATAGCCTTGGCGGTATATACGCAATACATCTTGCGGAAGCGTTTAGAACACAGGTTGTTGGAGCAGTGACTATAAGCACCCCTTATGGCGGAGCAGAAACAGGCGATTGGTTGAAGTGGATTTTTCCATCGCATCAGTTGTTTAAGGACATAGGACGTTATAGCCCTCCCATTGACAACTCGCTAAATATAGATGTTGGTGTCATGGCCTGGACGCAAATAATTAGCAATAAAGGCTTTGCACCTCATATACCATTTAACAATGATGGTGTCGTAACTATAAGATCAATGTCTTTTAGAAATGACATGGAAAAGATAGAAGTACCTGCCAATCATTATGAAATCGTATTAAGTGATACGGTGGTGGATATTATAAAAGAAAAACTTAACGAAGTTTACAGGAGTTCTTAATGACAAAATTATATTCGGCTGAAGAGCTGAAGCGTATGCAGGCTGAAGATATCCTGCCGCTTGCTGACTCTGCAGAAATGGCAACCAAATACGCTAACAAGTGGGAGGTATCAGATGATCTAATGAATAGATTAGATGCTGATTTTTTCTACAAATTCAATAGCAGCAAGGATGACGATCCTCCACGATATGAGAAGTGGGAAAACGAAGAAATTCCACACAAGAGTTATTCACACAAGTATGGTGGCCCTGTTTTTAGCTGTGACTTTGACTACATGATTGGTCCAGAAGATTGGAATGACTCTGATGACAAACCAAAGGTAGGCGATTACGTATTACGTAAAAAAATATACATCTACAATTGGAGCCGTGAACACTACAACATGCAAGAACATCGTGACCCTGCATTGGAGTATCTGATGGATATGCATGACAGTTTCCGTCCAATACATGAGCATTATGCTCGTGAATGCTTCAGTGATCAAGATCCTGATGTAAAGTTTCATTTGTTTAAACTAATGCTTATCCAATACAGTACCCCCACAGCAAACGATAGTAATCGTGTTGATCATCGCTGGCATAATACAGACCGCTTTGGCCCCGATCACTGTGACGAGACATTAGCTGGACTACACATGGGAGAAAACTATGCTGAATTTGAAGCACAGTTGCCTACAAGTGGAGAATGGGTAGGCGTTTCTGACTTGACAAAAGACAAGATATTGTTTATGTTTGGAGAACACAGTGAGCGTAGTGGATGGAACCCTACGTATCACCGTATGGCACATAACCCTGATCCAAGACTTGGCACCCGCTATAGTCTTATTATGGATCTACAAGCCCGCTACAAAGGAGACGATTAATGGCACTTGTACCTATGGTAGTTGAACAAACAGGTCGTGGCGAACGCAGCTACGACATTTATAGCCGTTTGCTCAAAGACCGTATTGTAATGTTGACTGGCGAAGTTAACGATCAAACAGCAAACCTTGTTTGCGCACAGCTACTATTTTTGGAGTCACAGAATAGTGCAGAAGATATTAACTTTTATATCAACAGTCCTGGCGGTAGTGTAACCGCAGGCTTGAGTATCTACGATACTATGCAGTTTATCAAATCTCCAGTAAGTACTATTGTTATGGGACAGGCCGCAAGTATGGGCAGTTTCTTAGCTATGGCAGGCGAACCTGGCAAGCGATTTGTACTACCACACAGCCGCACAATGATCCACCGTGTAAGCAGTGGAACACCTGGAACTCGTGGTAGTGTTCACGTACAAGAACTAGAGTTCGAGGATGCTCGTCGTCACTTTGAGGAATCAAAGCGCCTAAACGAAATGCTTACTGAACTTTATGTAAAGCATAACACAGCAGGCAAAACCTACGAAGAACTGTTTGAAGCAATGAAGTTTGATACATTCCTCAGTGCTGATGAGGCAGTAGCTAATGGCTTGGCTGACAAGGTAGTAAAAACTCTTTAATCAGCATAAATAGTTGTATGAGATTACACAACCTATTTGAAAACAACGCAACACAACCATTAGATGAGGGTCCAAACGATCCTCATATTTTTAAAGCAGTCTTTTTGGCTGGCGGACCTGGGTCAGGTAAGAGTTATGTTAGTAGCAAGCTCTTAAGTGGCACAGGTCTTCGCGTCGTTAACAGTGACGACATTTATGAATATCTAATGAACAAACAAAACTTGGCACTGGACCCAGAAACTATTTTTAGTCCACAGGGGCAAGAGATTCGTGGTAAAGCCAAAGAGCTAACAAAGAATCGCCGTAAACATTACCTGGATGGTCGTATTGGTATCATCATTGATGGTACTGGTAAAGATGTTGCTAAGATTGAAGCAGAATCAGAAAAGCTACGTGAACTAGGCTATGAAACAATGATGTTGTTTGTTAACACTAGCTTAGATGTAGCACAAGAACGTAATCAACAGCGCCCACGTAAACTTGCTCCTAAGGAAGTTGAAAAAATGTGGAATGCGGTTCAGCAAAATATCATGAGTTTCCAGCAAGTATTTGGCGCCTCAGACTTCCACGTGGTTGATAACAGTGGTGGCTTAGAAGATCCAAAACGTGCAGCACAATTCAGTGAAGTATATCGTGCAGTGCGGAAGTTTATCAATACTCCGCCAAAGATGCCAGCAGCCAAAGCGTGGCTAAAGCAAAATCCCCCTGCATAATAAAGTAAGTATATAAATTTTTAGCAATTACGACTAAATATTATTATATACTAGTCAATACTAATGTGACATTATACTATTTCGGGGGAATAAAATTGGCATCAAATGATAAGTTATACAACTATAAAGCAAAACTAGTACGTGTCGTCGATGGTGACACCATCGATGCAGAAATCGATCTAGGGTTTGGTGTCTTTATAAAGCAGAGAATTCGTCTTTACGGTATTGACACACCAGAGAGTAGAACAAAAGATTTAGAGGAAAAAGAACGTGGTCTGGCAGCGAAAGCACGTCTGACAGAACTACTACCAAGAGAGTTTATTGTACAAACAATCCTAAACAAGCGCGGCAAATATGGTCGTGTTCTAGGAACACTGTTAGTTGAAGATGAAAGCGGAAACGTTACAGACATTAACGAAACACTTGTAACAGAGGGATTTGCAGTGCATTACTTTGGCGGTGCAAAAGACGGTGAAGAATGAGATTTTTTGGATACTGGACAGTTTTAGTCGCATTAGTGATTAGTATTTCAGCGGCTTATTATAGTATTGTTGGCTTGGTTGCAATCTTTGCCGCCAGCGCAATTCCTGTCATTATAATGGGCGCATCACTGGAAGTAGGTAAAATTACTACAGCAGTGTGGCTACACTTGTACGGTAAACGTGCTAAATTGTTTATGCGTTTCTATCTAACTATTGCAGTCCTACTATTAATGTTCATTACAAGTATGGGCATCTTTGGTTTCCTATCAAAGGCACACATTGAACAGGCAGCAGTAGGACAAGAAGCAGTAGCACAATTAGAACGTATTGCTACAGATATTACTCGCCGTGAAGATATTATTGCTCGTGCAGAAAGTAAAATTTCCCAATTAGAATCATCAGCTGACAATCAAGATGCTGGTATCCAAGATAAAATTACTACAGAAGAAGCACGTATTCAAACAGTAGTAGAACGTTTGAATAACGATATTGCAGCCGCAGAAGCTCGTTTAAACGCTACCATTGCTCCTTACGTATCCCAACAAGCAGAAGCAGACCGTGTGCTGGCACTTATAAGTCAGTATGTAGCAAGTAACGATATTAAAGCACTACAGGGTTTAATTGGTGCCCGCCAAGACGGTAATTATGGACCACAAACAGCGGCAGCAGTGCAGTCATTCCGCGAAAAGAATGAAACTGATCGTGCAACAGCACTAGAACAAATTAACTCACAGCGTAGTGCGAATGTAGCAGAAATGCAACAATTGCGTAGTAGTGCAGACGCCCAAATAGCACAGTCAAATGATCTTATTAATCGTTTGCGCAGTCAATTGGGTACAGCAAGCGTAGCTGATGTTGAAGCTGACATAGCAGCACAACAAGAAATTGTAACAACTGCTGAATTAGAAATTGACAACCTACTGGAAACAAAGTATAGTATTGAAGCTGAGACACGCAAATTAGAAGCTGAAGTAGGCCCAGTTAAATATATTGCTGAAGTTATTTACGGTGATCAAACAAATAAAGATACACTAGAGCAGGCTGTGCGTTGGGTTATTATGATACTGGTCGCAGTGTTTGACCCATTAGCAGTTGTGCTAGTTATCGCTGGTTTGACACTAATTGAAAGCACTCCAGCCAGAAAGCGCAAAGCAGCGCCAGTTGTTGAAGAAGTAAAAAATAATAATCAAATAAAAGTTTCAGATGAACTATCAGAACTTGAACAAAAAATAGATCATATGGAAGATATTATTGAAGAATTAGCAGAAGATGTAGTGGAATTTAAAACGGAACCACAAACATCAGGCCGTATCATTAACGATTTTATACGTAGACAACTACAGCTAAATAAAGAGACAAGAGATCGTAAAGCAAACTTAGAATCACCCACGGAGAGAGATCCTATAGCTGAAATGCTTGAGACGGCGGATCCAGAAACACTAGAGCAAGTATATCAAGCTATTCTTGAAGAAAAAAAGAAGCAACAATAAGAGTTATTAATGCAATCAGACAATAGCAGTTACACAGTAACTAATCCAGACTTACTACTCACTGACGATGGCATCAGTGTTCTAATTACAAGCACTAATCCTGATTTTATTACAGGTGTTAAGAATCTTTTCGAGAAGCACATTGATCACAGTATTGTGTTTAATGTACAGCCTTCGATTACAACCGCAGTCAGCATTGCCTGGATGTGGTATGTAAGCGGGCGTGTAGACATGATGTTTGTTGACCTAGACACGTGTGCTTGGGTTGATGTATGCACTGCCCTGTTGAAAAAGCAAGACGACAATCATAGCATTATTTTTTACAATGATAAAAATAAGAAGCAGGAAGCTGTACGTTTACTTAACGCAACTGGCGAATTTCTAATCCTATGTAACATGGAAGAAATTGATGCCTATCTACAAATGCAACTAAATTCATACGCCCAGTGAACAATCAAGAACACATATTGCAATGTTCGTTTTGCGGCAAGACCAAGAAACAGGTGAACAAACTCATAAGTGGGCAGGACGATGTTTATATTTGTGACTTGTGCGTAGAGCTATCACACGGCATACTATCGCGTGAGGATAAACAAAAGACGCTAGCACAGCGTAGAAAGCGCCTACGTGACATCTATGCTACCCCTACTCCACGTGAGATACACGAATATTTAAATCAGTACATTGTTGGTCAAGAACGTGCTAAAAAAAGCATCAGTGTTGCAGTATATAATCATTGCAAACGTATATTCAATGTGACACGTGTACCAGTACAAAAAAGCAACGTTCTACTATTAGGTCCAACTGGCGTGGGGAAAACTCTTTTCGCACAAACATTGGCACGATTTTTAGATGTGCCGTTTGTTATCACTGATGCCACCACTATTACAGAGAGTGGATATGCGGGTGAAGATGCAGAAGTACTTATTCATAAATTATTTCAAAACAGTGATTATGATGTTGTTAAAACAGAAATAGGCATCATCTACGTGGACGAGATTGATAAAAAGGCCAAGCGTAATGACTTGGTAAGTTTAAGCCGTGATGTTAGCGGCGAGGGGGTACAGCAGAGTTTACTTAAACTCATGGAAGGTACAACACTCAAAGTCCCCAATAAAAAAGGCGCAAATCCAGAAGAAGTTGTTATAGACACATCAAATATCCTCTTTATTGTAGGAGGCGCATTTGTAGGTATTGAAAATGTCGTAATGCAACGTTTGGGCAAAAGTAAGATTGGGTTTAAAGAAGATAATAAATCAGAGTTAGCGTGGGAAGATAATTTGGAAACACAGGACTTGGTAAAATATGGTCTTATTCCAGAGTTCTTAGGTAGACTTCCAAGTGTTAACGTATTACACGAACTAAATAGAGATGACCTAAAAAAGGTACTAACAGAACCTAAAAATAGTTTACTACAACAATATCAAGCACTGTTTGAGCTTGACAATGTTGAGTTAGAGTTTAATATAAGAGGTATAGATGCTATTGTTGACATCGCTATTGAACAGGACCTGGGTGCAAGAGGATTGCGTAAGATCATCGACATGGCACTAATAGACGTTCAATATGAATTACCTGAACTAGCCGCGAAAGGCGTAAAAAAGATTGTCGTATCGGAGGAAACAATAAGACATGAAAGAAAGCCACACATGATCAAGGGAAGTATCAATTGAGCAACGTTCGAAGTTTTGATCGTAGGCACAAAGACGTACGGAGCAATGTAGTATATAACGATGCTATTCGTGTTCCACAAGTTAGACTGTCACACGAAGATGGTAGTAGTGAAATACTATCAACACGTGATGCACTAAACTTAGCAGATAGCAGAGATCTAGATTTGATTATGATCTCAGCAATGGCTTCTCCCCCAGTGTGTCGTATCATGGATATTGGTAAATACCTATACGATCAAAAGCAGCGTGAAAAAGAAGCTGCAAAAAAGGCACGTGAAAGCGTGATCGAGCAAAAAGAAGTTCGCATGGGACTTAATATTGACAAACACGATATTGATATTAAGGTAGCGAATATTCGAAAAATGTTAGAGAAGCGATGCAAAGTTACTCTAACTGTCACCCTTCGTGGTCGTGAACGAGGGAAACAAGAAATGGCACGTACCCTGCTACTCACTTTTGCAGAGCAACTGGGTGTTGAACTAGAACCGTTCAGCATGGGTGGCAACCGAATCAGTGCTAAGATAAAATAGGTAAAAGATGAGTAAACATCCCAAAAGCGATGCCAGTGGTATGCGTGTAGAAGTACGCAATGGCAATGTAGAACAGGCAATTCGCAGATTGAAGAAAAAAGTCATGTTAGATGGCATTCTTCAAGAAGTACGTGAACGCAAAGCATTCATTCCAAATTTTGAATTAAACAAGCGCCGCAAAGCAGCCGCAAAATCACGTTGGCGTAAGTATTGCGCAAAACGTGACGGCTATTAATTAACTATTGACTTAATTCAGTTTTCGTGTTATAAATAATAATGTATATGGTTAATGATTAACTTTATACAGGGATGCCTAATGGGTCCCAATATATCTTGCTTATTAAAGGAGAAAACACATGACAAGCTATAAAGTAACTACCCGCGACCTACCAGCACTATTCAAGCACACAGTAGGTTTTGATGATTTGTTTAACGATGTAGAGCGTGTATTCGCTAACACAACAAATACATATCCTCCATATAACATCGTTAAAGTTGACGACAATGAGTATATTATTAGTATTGCAGTTGCAGGGTTCCGTATGGAAGATCTACAACTAACACAAGACGGCAATATGCTAACTGTAACTGGTACAGCACCAGAATCACAAATTGAAGTCAACTACCTACACAAGGGTATCGCAGGACGTAGCTTTGAGCGTCAATTTAGAATCGCAGACCACGTAGAAGTCAAGGATGCAGTTCTAGAGCTAGGTGTTCTTAACATCACTCTAAAGCGTAATATCCCAGAAGAACTACTACCACGTCAGATTAAAATTCGCTAATTTTAAACAGCAACGCAGTGGGGGAAACCCCACTGTACACAATTAAAGGTATAAAATGACACAGGAACAGCATAAAGCACAAGACGAAATCACACGCCTCAAAGGCCCAGGCAAATATAATGTTATCATGCTTAATGACGACTCAACACCAATGGACTTTGTGGTACAAGTATTAATTGCTATCTTTAATAAAGACTTGGAAGAAGCTAAACGTCTTACGCTAGAGATTCATGAAAAAGGCCGCAGCATTGTTGGCACGTATATGTTTGAGATTGCTGAACAAAAATGTGTTGAAACCATTAGCGCAGCCCGCAGTGCAGGCTTTCCGCTAGGTGTTACTATCGAGGAAACATGATTGTAGGTTTTACTGCCAGCGCCTTTGACTTATTACACGCTGGACATATACAAATGCTTCGTGAAGCAAAAGAACAATGTGATTATCTTATAGTTGGGTTACAACTAGATCCAGCACTAGATCGTCCAACAAAAAATTCCCCCATACAAACCATTGTTGAACGTTATGCACAGTTACACGCTGTGAGTTATGTTGACGAAATAATCCCTTACGTGAGTGAACGAGATCTAGAAGACATCTTGACAATGTATCATATTGATGTTAGAATACTAGGTGAAGAATATAGAGATAAGGATTTTACAGGCAAGGACATTTGCCGTAAGCGTGGAATTCAACTATACTTTAACAAACGTGACCATAGATTTAGTAGCAGTGACTTGAGAAAGCGGGTAGCAGACAATGAAAGCCCCAAAATTTGAAGTAAGTTTTGCAGAGCGTAACAAGTGAGGATTTATGTCGACCCACGCAATGATTGACTTGGAAACACTCGCGACTACTCCAGACGCCGTAGTGTTGACAATTGGTGGGGTAAAGTTTGACCCCAATGTGATTAGTCCAAGCCATAGTTATTTTTACTATAGGTTTGATGTTAACGAACAACTTGATGCTGGTCGTGCAACAGACCCTAGTACCCTTGAATGGTGGGGTACGCAGGATCCAGCAGTAATGGAGGAAGCACTAGGAGATCATGATCGTACTCCAGTGTTTAACATCCTCACAGCACTTAATAAATGGTGTGTTGGAGTAGATGCTATCTGGGCACAGGGCCCAGCATTTGATATTGTTATTCTGGAAAATTTGTTCAGACAGTATAATCATCATACTCCTTGGCCATTCTGGAAAATTCGAGACAGCAGGACGTTGTTTCAGATCATGCCCAAAGACCCTCGCAAAGAGATCAACTTTGAGGCTCATAATGCACTAGAAGACTGCAAGGTGCAAGCACGGTGTGTACAACAGTCTATACAATATTTGGGATTACAAATAAAATGAGTTATTCAATTCAACAACTAGAAATGCGGCTTCATGCAATTATTGACCGTGTAGGAAAAGTAGAACATGAAAATAAAGCTATTAAACAACGTGTAGTTGAACTTGAACAGCAACTTGCAAATAAACCAGCAGAGGCATAAAATGCGTATTGAAAACGAAGTACTACTAGACTACAGTGATGTTCTTATTCGTCCAAAGCGTAGCACACTAGGATCACGCAGCGAAGTAGACTTGAACCGTAAGTTCAAGTTCCGCAACTATGAACCGCACTTTGAACACGAAAGTTGGGAAGAAGATCACTATGACGGTATCCCAATTATGGCTGCAAATATGGACGGTGTGGGAACATTTGAACAAGCAGACGCTCTTGCTAAACTAGGGATGTTTACTTGCCTAGTTAAGACATACAGCGAAACTGAACTTGTTTGCTTCTTTGACCCAGAAGATCAAGATCATATGTTTATTCGTTCTGACAATGTTGCTATGAGTATTGGCATTACTGAAAAAGACGAAATGAAGTTTCGCAATGTTTATGAACAAGTTGGGTATAATCTAAAGTATGTTTGTATTGACGTTGCTAACGGATACAGTGAACGATTTGTTGATTATGTCAAACACTTCCGTAGAAACTATCCACATATTGTAATTATAGCAGGTAACGTAGTTACTGGAGAAATGACGGAGGAATTGATTCTTGCAGGAGCAGATATTGTTAAAGTTGGCATTGGGCCGGGCTCGGTATGCACTACTCGCATTCAAACTGGTGTTGGTTACCCGCAACTGTCCGCTGTTATTGAGTGCGCTGATGCTGCACATGGTCTTGGTGGCCATATCATTGCGGATGGTGGCTGCACTTGTCCCGGTGATGTAGCTAAAGCATTTGCCGCCGGCGCCGATTTTGTAATGCTGGGTGGTATGCTTGCCGGACACGATGAAGGCGGCGGAGAAGTACTCACAAAGTTTTATGAAACAGCAGAAGTTGATAACGAAGGTTATCGAGTTAGAGAAGCAAAACAGTTTGTACAGTTCTACGGTATGAGTAGTGACGCAGCAAACACCAAACACTTTGGTGGATTGAAAAACTATCGTGCCAGTGAAGGTCGCGAAGTATTAGTGCCATATCGTGGCGCTGTTGAGAATACGATTCAAACTATTCTTGGTGGCATTCGTTCTACTTGCACCTATGTTGGCGCAAGCACATTGAAGCAATTGAGTAAATGCACGACTTTCATTCGTGTTAACAATCAATTTAACCGGACATATGAGTCCACAACAACAAAGATGTAAAATGCGTATTATCGCAGGACCATGCCAACACGAAACACTTGCTCAAAGTTCTGAAATAGCACGTGAATGTAAGCGTGTCTGTGACAAGTATGGTATTGACTATTACTTCAAAGCAAGTTACGACAAAGCGAATCGCACAAGTATTAAAGGAAAACGTGGAGTCGGCATGATGCCAACTTTGCATGACTTTCGTATACTTAAAGAAGAATTTGGTTATAAAATACTTACTGATGTTCACGATATAAATCAGGTGTTTCACGTCAAAGACTATGTTGATGTAATACAGATTCCTGCTTTTCTATGCAGACAAACTGATTTGATTCAGGCAGCATGTGCGACTGGAAAAATAGTAAATATAAAAAAGGGACAATTTTTGGCACCATGGGATGTAGCAGGAATACTCAGTAAGACTGAAGGTGCCAAAGAAGTATGGATAACAGAAAGAGGTACTAGTTTTGGATATAACAATCTTGTGGTGGACTTCTGTGGCCTTCAGTATATGCTGGATAACTTTGATGTACCTATTGTATTCGATGTTACCCACAGCGTACAAAAGCCTGGAGGACAAGGCAATAGTAGTGGGGGTAATCGTGACTTTGTGCCTGGCCTCGCTCGTGCTGGGGCTGCTTTGGGGATCACAAATTTCTTCCTTGAAGTACACGAATTGCCTGATAGTGCGCCATCCGATGGGCCAAATATGCTTAGATTAGAAAATTTTGAGAGGGTAGTACGTGACATTATCAGCTATAGTTATTCCAGCACGGATTGATAGTAGTAGACTTCCTGGCAAGATGCTATTGCCATTAAATGGCGTTCCATTAATACGTTATGTTTACAACAAGTGTCAGGGTGCAGGCTTTGACACTTTTGTTCTAACTGACAGTCGGCGTGTTGCACACATGTTTCCGTACAGTAATATAGTATATACTGGCGATGCAGATAACGGTACTGATCGTTGCAGTAAGGCTCTTGATGATCCTAAACTTGCCAAGTATAAACGTTTCATAAATGTACAAGGAGACATGCCAGATATTACAACTGACATTATACAGCGGGTGGAATGGCAATTAAACTATCATCAACTATCTACAGCATATACTACTATGAGTGCTGAACAACGTGCTGACCCTAATAGTGTAAAAGTTATACACAACAGCGAATATGCACACTGGTTTGGCAGAGGAATTACAGGATATGGAGATCATCATTTGGGCATATATGGTTATCGACGTGACGTCTTAGAAATGTACAAACACTTACCAGCCTGCCCTGAGGAAAACATCGAGCGGCTGGAGCAACTGCGTTGGCTACAGCACGGTTATAGAATTGCCGTTACCCCTGTAGAGTTTAGTGGATTAGAAATAAACACGCAAAATGATCTTGACAAATGGCACGATATGCATTAGTAGCATATCACAATTGCACAAATAGCAGTTGTATTTCACTGAAATCTAGTATAAATATTATTATGCAAGTGCAGCGAAAGTACTTGCATTTTTTAATGACATACACATATATATAGGAAATACAAAATGACACAATTCGTAATTGCATTAGCAGACACGCTAAATGCATCAGCAATTGCAGAAGTTATTGCAGCACCGTTCAAAGCAGTTGCACGACTATCACGTTCATTTATTGAACGTCTTGAAAAAGATCGCCTTGTTAATTTAACAATCAAAGAACTAAGCCGGCTATCAGATTCAGAACTTGCTGATATTGGTATCAGCCGCGGCATGATCCGTTCAGTAGCAATGGAAGCGTACAAATGATTAAATTTTTAAAAAATCTATTTACAGCAAAATCCGATCGTCAATTAGTTAACGAATATCTGGGCGAAGCAACTGACTTGATTGATCTAGAACGCCGTATGCGTCAAATTGATAGAGGTCAGGCACCTTTTCAAACAGCAAATCAAAATTTAACAGGGTGGGTGTGATGTTTAGAAAATTTATTAATTTTATTTCTGAAGCAAATACAACTCACAGAAATCAACTTATGGCATTGGCCAAGATAGAATATGGCAATGACTGGGAATACGCTTTAAATGAATTGCTAAACGGCAAATCACCATCAGTAGGGATTAAACAATGACCATGGCAACAACATACATCTCAAATCGTCCAACTTTTTTGCAACGTGTTATGAACACGTTTAACATAATTGGCTATTCAAGAGCCGCGAACGAATTAACTCGTTTGGGTTATCATGCAGAAGCAAAAGAATGCATTATGCAAGTTAAAAGATTGCGAGAACTCTAATGCAGTGGCCTGCATTATACGGGGGAAAATTAAGGGGCCAGTTTAATTACTGAGCCCCTTAATTGTTTTTATACTTCATACCATTTTAATAGTCCAGCAGCAGTTTTACTGTTGCTAGCAGAACGAATAGCAAGTGTTAGAGTTTGATACTCGCTGCTATTTTTACGCCCAAGCTGGTTATCCCAACTTAGCGCACCATCGCCAATAGATGCAGGTGCAGTTTTCCCACCCATAAATCCACCATATACACGACGACCAACATTGGTAAATGTTACAGTATTTGTAGCAACTTCTACTTTTTCACTTACAGTGTTACTAAAACTAAATGGTGTTGCTGGAGTTGCATCAACAAACAATGCCCATTCAAAGTCGGTATTTGACACGTTTAGGATATCTATGCCACTAGGAACAACGATGGCATGTGGATAAGCACTATCTACACGTATTGTTACTAGGTTAACCCAGGCAGTGTTAACAGTAGCGCCAGTAATAGGGTTGCCATCTACCTTGCCTTCTGCACGTGGCTCATAACCACCTTCACTGATAACACTGCTACAAATAAATTGCATACTTGCTGTTTCACCACTCACACTATCAATTTCAAGTGTTACTGGCAAGCTAGCTGTTCGCATGTAAACGCCAGGATTGATGTTAGCGTTGTGGAAAATGTGTGCTACAATAAATTGCCCGTCAATAACAAAACCACAGCGTACACTGCCTACTCCCAACCATTCAAAGTCCATGAATAAGATTTGAGACTGTGTTACATCAAGTGTAATACCACTTGTGCCAGTGCCGTCAAGTTTGTCAACGTTCCAGTCAGCCTGTGCTACACTTGTATTAACAGTGCTGCCGCTTGCACTTGAACGTTTAACAAAACTAACAGTGCCTTGGTTGTTCATTAAGTAAACGCCGTCTTGGTCATCATAGTATCCTACACTCTGTATTACTCCATTGGTTACCGCTGACATAACAAATGTAGTTAATACTAATAAACTTTTACCTGGCTGATAGCTCATACGGCGCTTACTACGATACATTGTAGCAGCAAAGTCAGCAGTGCCGTCCGCTGTTAGTACTGCCGCACTTAAATTATCATTGTAATCTACGCTGCCAGCGCCTGTTAGAACAGTATAAAATTTTCCGTTAGCAATGCCGCCAACGTGATTTGCTTCAAACAATGTTACTGGGTCACTAGTACGTAGCCTACCAAATGCATCTGATCCGGTGTTTAAGTTTCCGCTTGTGTTATAGATGCTTGTACCTAGTCCTGAGTTTGGTTTAACTGTTTCAATACTTACACGCATCACTGGCTGACCATCTTGGTCGTATTCCATAGCACGGTAAGGACCTGACAAGTTTACGTCTTGTGGGTGTTGATAGTCTGCCATTTTTTTTCTCCTAATTATAGTAGTATTTATCGAAAACCATTAACTATGCATATAAATAGTGTTATGGAGAACGCCAATGAGTAAAGCAGGCCTTATACCCAAGATAGCAGATAGTATTCGTAGTGCAGAAACACAAGAGGATAAACTTGCTATTTTAGCAAAATATCATAATGAAACTTTAATTAAGCGTATATTAAAATATGCTTATAATCCTATGATTGACTTTGGATTGTCCAATTTCACTCCACGTTACATGGGCAAAGAACATGGAATGGGCATGAGTAAATTCATGCATATACTTGAGGAAATAATTGAAGGAAAATTCGATTATAAAGAATCAATGTTCGCCACAAATCTAGCATTGGGGCATATGAATGACGAAGAAGCCCCTATCTTTGTCGGTATACTGCGCAAGAATCTTGATTGGGGTCTTGAGATTGAAACTATTAATAAGGTTTGGGAAAACTTAGTTCACGAGTACCCAGTGCAAACAGCAACTAAAGCGACCCCAGAACTTCTTTCCAAACTAGAATTTCCCTGCGTTGTCCAACATATGTCGTCTGGTATACGTGTTAGCATCATAGTAAAGAACGATGAAGTAAAATTTAAAGACAAGCACGGAAACAACTTGCCCTTCTTTGATGATCTAGCACCACAATTTCAGGAACTTGCACAATTTGGATCAGTAGTATTTGACGGACACGCATTGCTGGTAGACGATAAAAATGTTTCTATAGGTGCAACAGATCAACAGATAATAGCACGTGAAGGCGGCAAGCTAAAGTTTATGTTATGGGATCTAATACGCTATGATGGTTTCATTCAGGGCGCTGATACACGTTTGGGCTACAACTGGAGATACAACGGTATTGAACACATGATGCTTTTGACTGCTGGTAAAGTTGAAGATCCGTGTTTCATGCTTCCGACTTCTTATGCAGTAAAAACACCTGAAGATGCAATGGGGTTTGTGGAAAAGATAGACTCACCAGTTGTAATAAAATCACTGGCAAATGCATGGGCAGGCGGGCCTACTACGCAAGAGTTAATTGTTCGTAAGTAAATCAAAGCTAGCCCTGCCAAACTTTGTTCCTTTAATATTGCATTTAGCACATACGCCCTTGCGTTCACCCAATGCTAACCCAGCACGAACAAACTGCATTTTCTTACTGTTCCAACAACCACTAATACCAATCTCATTAATATTGCCAAAGTTGCCAGCTTCACGGTGCCAGTCGTTGCAGCACAGTGTCATGTTGCCGTTCCAGTCAATAAATGTTTTATAGAAAGGAAGGTAGCACTGGTTTTGTATTCCCTGACCACCCATTGTGCCTGCACGATTATTAAAGCCGTATTCAGCAATAAGTTCGGCAGCATTGCCATTGTCATAATGCGCCCGTAGTCTCCAGCGACCTGGCAACATCTGCATTTTACGCTCACGCTCAGTGTATTGTTCTTCACCATCGTAACAGTCGATAGTGAGCATGTCAAGACCAGCAGCGTATAGTTTCTGCGTATAGTCCAAGTCTATGTCAATTAAACGATCACCGTTACTTGTAATCTCAATATACAATCCGTCATATTTGTTGAGCTCAGTTACTATTTCCAATAATTGTGGATGAGTATGTGGTTCGCCAAATCCAGTAATGTGTATATCGCCACGCCATTCAGCAGCACGCAATTGTTCTGTTAATGCACGCACAGTGTCCAAACTCATGAATAGCTTTTGATTTGGGTATACTTCTGGATCATGTCGTGGACAAAAACTACAAGTTCTGTTACATAATTCTGTAATGTTGATTTCTACAGTTGCTAATCCTGGCAACGTACTATTATAGATATCAGCCGCACTGTGTTGTGCTGCACGACTGTCTATATGTCCAGTTACACTAAAGGTTGTCATTAATCAAGCCGTGAATTGGTGGTTTCTTTTCCACTTAGTTCGTCGATATATACGCCGCATTCTTCCACGCACAGTGGTGGAGGATTATCACTTTCCCACCCAGGGTACCACAAATGTGTCCAGTATATTTCATGGTCTACAATTTCATCTAATCCATGTTCAGATAACAGATTCCAAGTTGGGTCTTCTTTATCCAATGCAACCATAACTGGATCTGCATTGTATAGTTGTGTTGAAGTACTTTCAGGATCAGAACGAGCATCCCAGGCATTTGCATAATAACAACAGGGCCATACTTTACCATCACTGGTAATTTCAAATTCACGTGAATTCATATTATGCACAGTACAGTCTATTTTACATTTTCTCATGGTTCTATCGTCCCGTCAACTTCTTCTAATAATTGCTTTGCTATGATTTTATTTTCTTTTGTTATTTTTCCGTACTCGCGTGTGTTAAATTTAAAGTGAACTTCACACCCAATATCTTCTGCCATTTTACGTGCTAGTGGTATCTGTTGCCAGTTCCAATCAAATATAATAAAGTGCCAGTCACCTTCGCCCTGTGCGCCAAAGTATGCCCGCATATTATCCATTGCACGTTTCCAGTCAACACCTTCTCTGTATAACCAATTGGTATCGTGGTCTGTGCCATCTATACCAAATTTGATACGTATTCTCTCTTTGTAAGTATCTGCTAAATGTTTGTACCATTTTGGCTGTCTTAAACCTCCATTAGTATTGATATGTACTCGTTTACCATACAGCAATGCCACATCAATAAAATCACTAACCTGCGGGTGCATCATGGGGTCACCCAGTTCTCCACAAAACTGTATATAACCGTTTCGCTCAGCAATGTTTTTACTGTTGCTTACGATGCGGGTAAAAACTTCCAAATCCATATGTTTAGTAGCAAGCCAACTGTTGGTATTGCCTGTATCTTGTTCTGTTCTTGCACAACTGCGACATCTAGCCTGACAATAAGTAGTCAAAGCAAAATCATAGTTGATTTTCATGTTATTTAAATTTCTCATTCTTTATTCATACTCTGCTTGAGGGCATGATATCCCTTCATACCTTTGGCCCCTTTTTTACAAAAAAGAGTACAGACAAAGGGAGGACTATCACTACCCCATCCTTCTATATTAACATATTTTGTAAAAAAGTCATTATCTAATATGTCAGCAATGTCGTGCTTATTAGCATTGTTCCAGTCTGGATCAGCATCATACCGTTTTTTAAATTCAGGATCATCTAAAAGTGCTGCTCGATAATTAGGCTGTGAGGGAATATCAAAGCGTAGATGCAGCCCCACCCATTGACAACAAGGCCAAACTTTACCATCAGTGGTAACTTCATAGTATTTAAGATCAATACCTGCCTCTGAATTTGTTCCACGTTCTTCACACGTAATGTCGTTAACTGATATCTTCAGCGAGCTCATCTACTATTTCTCCTTGCAGTTCACGTAATGCATCTAATACATCGCCATATTTGTTTAACACTTCTAATTTCATGTCTGCGTCTATTAAACCATAATGCCCTTGATTCCATATTATGGAAGGGGCAATTCTATTCTTAGAACAAATTTCATAAAGTTCGGGTAATTGATGATAATTGAAACTGAATAATATAAATTGCCATGTAGCATATCCGCCTGCATTATGGAAAGCAAACATATTTTCATACGCTCTAGCAGCATCAACCCCTATTCTATACTTATTACTGACTTCTCCAGTTACCCCATCTATACCAAATATTATTTCCAAACGTTTGCCATATTTTTCTGCCATTGTCTTATACCATAATGGCGTCCTAAGTCCGCCGTTAGTTGCTATGGTTAGGGACCTAGCGCCTAGTAGGAAGCTGTGATCAATAAATTCTTGTATTTTTGGGTGCATCATGGGATCACCATTTTCTCCACAAAACTTTATTTTTGTTATTTTTCTAGAGCGCCAATAATCAGGCGACATCATTTTTTTAAATGTATCAATATTAAAATGTTCTGGTGTTAACCATGATTGTTGTTCTAATGTTTCTGGGTTTGTCCTGTTACATGATGGACATTTAGCCTGGCAAAAGCTAGATATGGCAAATTCCAAAAAGTAATCTTCTTCTAATTTCTTTGGCATTAGTCTCTCTTTTTAAATAATTTTGTATCTGGACGCATACACATACGGCATATATTTGTCATGTCGCCACTCTCCCAACCTGGAAACCATGTCTTTGTCCAAAAGACTTCATTGGCTGTTATTTCCTCAAGTGTGTAGTGTTTTAAGTTATTCCAATTGGGATCTAATTTAAATAAATTTACAAACGTAGTATCTTGTACTTTTCTCAATTGATCAATAGGGTCTGTTCTTGTATCACCCCAAATATTTGCATAAAGGCAGCATGGCCAAACCCTGCCCTCTACATCTATGGTCCATTCTCTGGTTACTGATCCATCATCATTATGTCTTACGTTGGAACAATCTACTGGGCAATTCATAATACAATATATCCTAAATCTGCTATTTTTTGCATTACTTGGTCCCTAGTTTCATCATCTATTACTCCTGGACCGTCCTTGCCATTAACAATAAAACGCAAATCGATATTGGTTTCTCTTGCTATTTTCATTGCTTCGTCAATTTGATGTATGTTCCATGGAAAGATTATAAACTGCCATACACACGTACCGCCCGCTGTATTGAATGAAATCATGTTATCCATTGCACGATTCCAATCAACTCCCTCTCGATATTTCCAATTAGTGTCATGGTCTGTTCCGTCTATTCCAAATATAATAGTGACTCTATTTTTATAAAGTTCTCCAATTTTCGCATACCATTCTGGCTTTCTCAGCCCTCCATTGGTCTGAATACCAACACGAGTATATCTTGATAATACAGTTGTGATAAACTGTTCTATTTCTGGATGCATCATTGGATCACCTGATTCGCCGCACAGTCTTATGTGTGATATATTATTCGTGGGATATGTGTTAGCTATTTGATTGACAATACTTTCAAATAGTGTATGCTCCATATGTGTTAGTTTTAAATCAGCTCTAACTTTGCCTGACCAGTTTGACTCACATCTTTGACATGCATAGCACCTTGCTTGGCAGTATGTGGTTGGCGCTATTTCAAATCCTGCATCAACTCTGGAATAGTCCATGTTATTTCCTTTTACGCATGGGTGCGTGATAATAAGTAGTTATGTAAATTCTATAGAGTTTTTATTATCACATCAATAATATTTAGCAGAGGAAAATATGGACTATAATTGGTTACAGATAGATGCCATCATCGTAAACATGATGGATGCATATACGGATAAAGATAAATTGTACAGTGATTTAAAACGTAAATTTAATTGGAATGATAGCCAAGTAGTGGCGGCTACTGATCCTCTTTTAAAACGATACAATTGGCATGATAAAGTGGCACGTGGGCAGATTACTGAAAAGCCACTTAAAAAAACAAAGTCCAACCGCAAAACTGCTTAACTTATTCTGGTCTCGATCCAGCTTGGCCTGTGCGTTGTCTACGCTCACGGAATTTACGTGTCCATTTAACAACTAATGCGTCTGGTGCTTCTGGCAGTAAGAACGGAAATATCCCGTGTATAAAGCCAACTGGTAGAATGATGGCAAACATCATTGTGCTATACATGCACCAAGTGAAATGTTCCCAATAAGTTTCTTTTACGTTTTTTGTATGATTCCAGTCAAAAATGAATGGTATAACAGGTAGTTTCATAATTATCCTCCAACATCTATAAAAATATTTATAAAAAATGCTTGACAGCGGTAACTTTTTCGTGTATAACAGTGTATAGCTAGTATAAAAATATGTATTTTTTATCAGCAAAAATATATCCATATAGGGAGATTTTTATGGACATTCTAAACAAAGTAAAAGCCTGGGCAGGCGCCCTAGCTGAAGTTGGTGTAAGCGTTGCTGCACTTATGATCGTACTAGAAGTACTTGGACTTAACGTTCCGTTCCTTGCAGGCTCTGGCGTTATTGAAAACGTAAGCGGTATCATTGCTGCACTTGGCTCACAAGGCGTAGTTGGCCTGATTGCTGTTTGGGTTCTTTATGAAATTTGGAACCGTAAGTAATTCCTACTTACCTGTCTAAAAAACTAACGGGCGCTACGAGCGCCCGTTTTCTGTTACTTCAATATTGAATTTAACATCCACGCATGTTTTTTAAATGCATCTTGACGATCTGCTAGGAAATTAGCAAAACCAAACTCACGTTGTGCTTCTGCAACTTCGTAAACCATAGCACACAGTTCTGCCATTTTAATACTGTCTTCTGCTAGTATTCCAACCATTGTCATTGCGTCTGGTATATCAGAAATTTCATCAATAGTAGATAGACTTCCCAACATACTAAACCCTGCTGGGGCATATGCTCCTAGTTTACGTATATTCTCAGCAAAGTCATCAATACTGCCCTCAGCATCTTGATATATGCTGCCAAACAGCTCATGGAAGTCACTAAAGTTTTGACCTTCAACATTCCAGTGAAAGTTTTGTGCTTTTAACACATATGCATATTGGCTTGCAAATGCAATGCGTGATGCTTTAACTAAGTTTGCCATTATTGTTCTCCGCTTTGTAGTATTTAGCAGATTTAACTGCAAGTTAACGCCAACATATTAACACTACAGTAAATAAATATATGAGCAATATAGATTTCAAAGAAGCCTGTAGACTGTTTTGGATGGTTAAAGGGCATTTCAACACAACTGATGCTGTCATAGTGGAATGTTATGATGGATACTTTAAGCGCATGTGGTATAATAGTGAAAGTTATGTCCACACGGAAGGTTTCGAAGAGGCCTGGGAGAAAAAATATGGTAGCCAGCAAAATCAAAGAACTGAGCCTAGAAGATTTGAAATATCTGGAGGATCTACTACACGTGGAACTTCACAAGAAATATCCAGAGGATTCAACAAAAATACGCAGGCTGCTTGACGCTGTAAACAGTCAAAAAAACGTGTTGACAATCGGTAAATGGTAGTGTATAAATATTATTGTAAACGTTGAAGCAACGTGGACACATTCTGGACTCGGGGGCAGTACCCGACAGCTCCACCACAGATACACTGTTTAAAAAGGAACATTGTTCTGGGCATGGCCAACGAAATCTCCTATTTGAGGTTGGCAGTGTATCTTTGATGGGGCTGAACTAGGATCGACAGGTGTGAAAGTGAAGTGGAGTTTACCGTGGTGACCTACGTTATTCGGTCAAAATTCACAATTGCAAATGACAATCGTGCGCCAGCAATGGCAATTGCAGCCTAATTAGGTATGCGGCGTATGGGTTCCACGTAGCAACAGAACGGGCCCACTTTAGGAAAAAAACATGACAGAAGAAACAAAACCAGAAGCAGATAATTTTGAGATTAGTCTACGAATTTTAGGTAATGAAATTATTGCAATGAAAATGAGTAGCCAGAGTAAAACCAAAAACTGGGCAGCATTTGGAATAATCTCACTAATTGTATTAATTGGCCTAGCTAATGCAGCATTGCCATTAATCCAACAGTTTACTAACTAAGTAAACTGCTAAGAGTATACGTAAGGTATATTTTTACCAGTTTATTAGAACTGGATTTAACACATACATACGGAGAAATAAAATGTCAAATGAATGGACAGATCCAACAAAAATGCTAGAGCAGATGGCGGCTATGATGAAATCAGCAATGCCAACCGTTAAGCCAAACAAAAATGGCTATGAGATTCGTACCAAAGTATTAGAAATGGCTCAGAACCAAGCGTGGCAAGATTATCATGCCAAATGGGCTGGTTATGAATTAGCTGTTACTAAAGAGGACGGGGAAGTTGTTACCAAGGTAGAAATGCCACAGGTGCCAGGTGCTGAAAAAGTACTAGAAGCCGCAAACAAGTTTTATGAGTTTGTAAACGGCAAAACCAACAAAGCGTAACCCCCACGATTTGTTGCAAAAGTAGCACACTGTTTAAATATCAGTGTGCTACATTCTTGACAGACATTAAAATATATGTTAATGTCAATAAATATACTAGTTGCGCCAGAGACAGAGTTGTCCAGCGCAAATATATCATGAAAAACGAAAAGGAATTTTTATGCGTAAACTATTAATTACCGCATCAGTAATCGCATTTGCTGGTGCTGCTCAAGCTGCTGATCTTTCAGGCAAAGTAGCAGTTGACTTCACAGAAACTAACGGCACAGTAGCCGCTACCCCATCACTATCATTTGGCGCAGCCGCGTCTGTAGGCAACGTTTCAGTTGGACTTAAAGTAGACGGCAATGACAACGTATATGTTGATCGTTGGAAAGTTGGCACCACTCTTGGTGGCGTAGCACTTTCATATGGTGACCAAAAAGACCTCTTCCAACTTGGCGCCGGCCTTGAAAAAGTTGGCGGCGATACTCTTGCCAACCCAGCAGAGGCAGCAACCAGTCTAACTGCTGGCTTTGGCGGCGTACAGGTTCTAGTTGGTCTAACTGATGCAGCTACAGACGTAACTGATGTAGCAAATGTACAGGCAGCTGGCGTATTTGCTGGTGTAACTGTTGTTGTTGACTATAACCTTAACACTGAAGATGCAACTTTCGGTGCTGCATATGCGATCGCAGACGTAAGTCTAGCGGCAACATATGGTGACATCCTTGCTTACGAAGCAGGATACACATTTGCTGACTATGGTGTTTCAGCATACGTAAACGGCGATCAGGATGATGCATTCCAGAACGTTGGCGCTGGTTATAAAACAACCATTGGCGGTGCAACTGTATACGCAGAAGCAAACTACAACGTAGACACTAAAGACGTCACCCCAGCGGCTGGCATTGCATTTAGTTTCTAATTTAAAATAAAAAACACAGGCACCAGGGGGCAGGGCAACTTGCCCCCTTATTCTTTGGATAAATAATATTATGTACAACTATAATAAACGATTGACAACTGAAGAAAAAGACGATACTATGAGAGAACTTACTAGAGTTATCCGTGCGAAGATTGAAGAATTGGATTCTACGGAAGAACACTCTATTGCAATTGCTAGTATATTGTTAAAGTTTAGTATAGGCGTATATAGAGGTGTAATATCAAACGAGGAGATAATACACACCTTGCAGTATGTAGTCGCACACATGGATGAAATAACACCCATGTACCCAGTAGAAAGAACGTTAAATTAATTAAAAAAATCGAAAAAAAGTTATTGACATAGAAGGCAATAAACGCTATATTGAATACATAAGTTGGAGTAGAAGACAATGATTAGCGGTACACAAGTTAACAACGTTATCCAGGAAGAACTAAATCGCACTACCGACCCACGTATTAAGAACGTGTTGACAAGAGTGCAGAAGCGAATACAGGACATCGACAACGGTGATCTCAATGCACTTATAAACGCACTTAAAGCCAGCGATAATTCAGATCGTGAAAAGCTGGAAGAAAAGTGGAACTCCTCAAACATTTTCAAAGTATAACATAAACAGAGCTCGCATGGTGGAATGGTAGACACACCAGACTTAAAATCTGTTGCCCACAAGGCGTGCCGGTTCGAGTCCGGCTGCGAGTACCAAAACTTTTTTGCTGACTCCTTAGCTCAGCTGGATAGAGCAAGTGACTTCTAATCACTAGGCCGAGGGTTCGAGTCCTTCAGGGGTCGCCAAAAGAGTTTTAATGGAAGTGAGACTTAAAATCTGTCACATTAGAAACGTTGTGGGTTCGAATCCCACCGCCCGTACCAAAATAACAGTCCTATAGTTTAGCGGTAAAACACCAGGCTTATACCCTGCATCGTCTCCAGATTAGAGAGCGTCCCCGGTTCGAATCCGGGTGGGACTACCAAATTTCCCAACCATACTTCCTGTATGCAGGAACTTGGTTGCGTTTAATATCTTTAGTAATTCCGTTTTTATGTATAGTCACTGATGTATAAGTTTTAGGAGTATTTTTCTTTGTAAGTTCCCCATTTTTATATTTTTCTGCTCTTGCCAATGCCCCTGCTTTTCCTCTAGCAGATGCTTCCTCGGATGTAATATTAAAAAATGGGTGATTATATTTGTAGTCATCGTCATTCCAACGTTCTTGCATTGTCTTAGAGATTTTTTCTCTTCTAATAAGGTTAGCGTTGCTATCTTTTTTGCAAAGACGAGGAGATGAAACAGCCTGGTTATAAAAACGGTCATTATGAACTACATCTACTTTTTTAAGGAATTTTGTTTCGTATATTCTTGCTTCTTCATACGAATTGAATACCTTGCGTTTTTTAATAATAAATCTGTCAGTGCCTGACTCTATTATAAGACGTTTAATTATTTTTGAAGAAGTAAAGTAAGTTTCAAATAGATCAAATTTCGTAGATTTTCTAACACCGTAGTAATACTTGTCACTAACAGTATCGTATATTGAATATACATATGCTTGCATTTTTTAGTTGACACCTGCTGCTAAATTAGTTATAAGTATTTATACAGAATAGAAAAAAATACAGGCCTGTAGCTCAATGGTTAGAATGCTAGTGATGGAGAATGGGGATCCTGAGCGCTCATAACGCTTTCCGTAAGGCAAGTCGGTTCGATTCCGGCCACTAGCACCATTTAACTACTAAAGTAGACGATTGCCTTTTTGTCTATTTACTAATTTAGGAAGATATTGTAAATTGTCTTCATGATGGGTTCCTCCCTTACTAAGAGGAATAATATGATCCACTTCATGATCGTGAGGACAGTTTGAGTATATTGCTTTGATTTTTTGTATATCAGCATTTTCTGCTAATACACGATACTTCTTTGCTCTGTATTTGCTTTGTCTAGCAGCATTTGACGCTCGTTTTTGTTCAGGTGAAATTAGCTTTGCATTACTAGAACACAATTGGCTACAATACTTTCTATCTGATCCTGACTTCTTTTGCCCGCAATAAATGCAATTACCAGGTTCCTCACCATGTCTGCGAACACCGGTGTTGTTATATGTTGCAGCACATGATCTAGAGCAAAACTTAGGATTAGAAGTTTCTTGTTGACAGGTAATACATTTCATAGTAATGTTATTTATCTGTTACGGTTTGAATAAAGGTTCGCCTCCGGGCCTACCAAAATACGGATACGGGCGGTTGCCAGAGCGGCCGAATGGAGCGGTCTACTAAACCGTCAGACGTGATGAGCGTCTCGTGGGTTCGAATCCCACACCGCCCGCCATAAATTAACTTTGTTACGGGGTGACAATTACAATGGAGATTTTGTCACAACAGGCGTAAAAATGGACCCGACTAGGACCGCGATGCAACGCAATGTGTAGGACCCCCTAAGGCTGCTGGTAAAACCGTTAAATGCTTTCTCAGGCTGTGCAGATGCCGCCCGTAACAAGGTTAATACAAAAGGAAAAGATATGGCTTGTCGTAAACACAATTATAAAGGTAATAAACCCTGTAGAGTATGCCAAGAAGAAGGTAATAAATTTTGGTTTTGGGTTTTCATTATCCTTTTTCTAATCATAATCTTTTAACTAAATAAGTTTGATGGGCTGGCATGGTGTGCTATGCTGTTTTGTTAAAATCCACGGGCAGGCGGATAAAACAGAGTGTTTAAGTTGGGTTCGATTCCCACCCCATCTCCAAGGTTACAATAAATACTTCGTGGACACTACGATTAGGATTAGGGTGGCTACTTAATAAGCCCGCGGGGGGCAACTGTTAGCCTCCCTTTTTATTGACTTGCCAATAATATCAATATATAAATATTGACAACAGAGGAGATCTATTAAATGGACTTTAATTTTATTTTTGCTTATCTTAAAGAACAACTTGCTGGACTATGGACAGAACGTACAACGTGGGACGGTGCAGTTCTTATTGGTGTTGGCGTAGCATATTTGGTACTAGCACCACTAGCGCAATGGGCAGCATATATTGCAATTGCTTATGGTGCTTGGACTCTATTAAAGAGAGAAATCAATAAATGACCGATTATAAAATCGAAGAGGGCCTAGTTTTTGAAGCAAGGACCCCTGGTACCTGGAAACAAGTAGACTTTTTCCCAACACCAAATCAAGGCGGACTAATGCGTCCAAAATTTTTGGTTATACACTACACTGCTGGCGCAACAGACGCTCACGGTACAGCAGCATATTTCCAAAAGCCAGAAGCCAAAGTAAGCGCACACTTGAATTTAAGTCGTGACGGTACGTTAACTCAGAGCGTAAGTTTAGAAACCAAGGCATGGCATGCCGGTAAAAGCACATGGGCAGGTGTTAACAATCTAAATGATTGTAGTATTGGTATTGAAGTTTGCAATCCTGGTCCACTAACTATTACCAAAGGTGGTTATAAAACTTGGTGGGGAGCGACTTGGCCAGCTGACAATGTTATTGAAGCACCGCACCAAAACAATCCAAGCGGGCCAGTATATGGATGGGAGATGTTTACTCCAGAACAAAACGAAGTATTGTTAACACTTGGTAAAGTTATTGTGGACCGTTTTAATATTGTAGAAGTTGTCGGGCACGACATGATTTCACCGGGACGTAAGACGGATCCGGGCCCAGCGATGAACCATAGAATTTACGATCAGCTCAATAATAGCAGAGCAGATGACAACATTTCATTTACATGGTATGTTGCTAAAGTGAATGATTATTTAAATGGACGCAGTGGTCCCGGCACAAACTACAGTGTTGTAATGCAATTACCAAAAGGTACTGAACTTGACATCATCAGTAAGCAAGGTGAATGGTGGTTTGTTGAAAATATGACAGGACAACAAATGTGGGTACATAGTCGTTTCCTAGGAAACAAAATAGCAGACAGCAGGATTAACAAATAATGCTAATTGAATATAAACGGCACACTTATCCGGGAGACTGGGTGAGTGTAAGCCATGCATTTACATATAATTTTATAACTGACTTAATGGAATTCTTTCCAGAACCTTACATTATTAATTACGATGGTAGACGTGCATGTACAAACGAAGTACGCACATTTGCTAATCGCGAAGAAACTCCAGAACTAGCAGCATTCTTTAGTGATTGGGATACTGATCACGCCAGACAGTTTTTTACTAATTTGACTGGTGTTGATTGTAGTGCTGGCAGGTTACGTGTCGAACTATGTCAAGATGGTCCTGGGTTTTATCTAGACCGTCATATTGATATTCCTGAAAAACTTATTACATTACAAATATACTTAGGCGGCGGAAGTGATAACTGGGGTACTAGTTTTTACGACCGTGATACAGGCGAACTAGTACATACTAATTTGTTTAAGCACAACACTGGCTGGTTAACTTGGGCATATGGGAATGTATTACACGGCGTTGAAAAAAATATGGTTGACGATACTCGCCGTAGTGTTATTATTAACTATGTTGCTGGAGACTGGAAGGATATAGATCAGTTATATTAATGGCACTGGCCGTTAACTAAACTAGTTGACAGACACCCTTGAAATATGCTATAGTGAAGCGTATACAACAAAGGTGGTTTATCATGACTATGCATCTAGAAAAAGCCCATATCACCACTACACGATATAACGGCAAGCAAAAGAAAAGCAAAAGCAAACGTCTAGCAAAGGCACAGGCGGATCACGAAGCCTGGCTAGAAAGCATGGGCGTTGGTAAGAACAAAGACGCACTGTATGATAAGTGGGGTAAACGTATTGGGCTAAATGAAATCCCAGACTATCGTGAACATCAAGCAACCGCTGCACTGAGCAATCGCGTTGCATGTCATGGTCCTGCACGTGAACAAGTAAAATACACTGGTGAACGTAAACTGTTGGGTGTGGCCACTATGCACAAATCTAACATGGTTCCAGTGTTTGCAGATCGCAAAGAAGATGCCAAAGAAATAGCAGCTATGCGTAGATGATCTTAGACGATTACGCAGCAGAGTTATTCTCTAAGAATATAAACATGATGGTGCCATATTATCTTATGGCATCATATGCTTATTATGTAGAAGATGATCCTATTTTTAGTGATGCGTTCTATGACAACTTGGCTAAAACTATACTAGAAGTATTGGATGACTTGGCACACCAACACAAGCACTTACTAAATACAGACATGTTAAAAGCAGGTAGCTTCGTAGGCGAGTACCCAAGTATCGTTAGCACTGCACTCGGAAGCCTGAGGAAACATCACGCCAATGTTAAAAAAACAAATAAGAATAGCAGTATGCTTTAGTTCAGAAGTACGTACTTTCAACGAAGGTAATGCTGAGTCTTGGCGTCAGTTCGTGTACGATCTTAAACAATTAGAATCTTGTATAGATGTAGATTTCTATGGACATACCTGGGATGACAATGAAATTCCCAGGGGGTTAGATTTTAAAAGTATACAAATAGATCCAGTAAAAGAAGTTATTAATGATTGGGTATTGGGTAAACCATTTTTGAGGGGATATTTAACTAGAGAAGATATACATTCTCCGTTAAATTTTGATAACATTTTTAATAGTACAAAACATGCAATAGGACAGCATGTCAGCGGTCTAAAGTCTTTGCTTATACCTGATAAAACTTATGATTTATATATAAAAGCAAGGTGGGACTCATACCTTACTCCTGATGTACATGAAGAAACTTCGATTGCTAAATTAGAAAACGGTATCAATAAGTTTTTATCTAGAGATCATCAACCAGCAGTGTTCTATCCTGTAAATCAATTTGGGGTAATGAATGACGTAATTATGATTTTCAATAATAAATTTGTCACTCTTTTGCATGAAAAAGGAGTGGATTATTTTATGGAACTGTTAGAACGTAACAATGGCATGATACAGCGTATGTCTCCCTCATTCCAAAGTCATAGCAATTGGGAATACATACTTACCCCAAACCATTATCCAGAATTAGCACGAGACACCTATCCAACAAAAGATGTATTTTATTTAGAAAAAATTCGGAGACCAAATGAAAGGTGACGGCCACCCCCAAAAATAATGACATTTTTTTCTAAAAAGTTCTTGACAAACCAAGACATATTGCTTATATTAGTATTGTAACAGAGAAAGAAAATATGATGACTGACAAGATTATCCTCACAGACTGCGACGGTGTGCTGCTAGACTGGGAGGCTGCGTTTCACGATTGGATGCGGGCTAAAGGCTACGACAAAGTTGTTGACGCTGTATATGACTTGAGTGTTGCTTATGGAATGCCCAAAGCAGAGGCTAAAGATCACGTTCGTGAATTTAACGAAAGTGCTTGGATGGCTTTCCTTCCTGCATTCCGTGATGCTCGTAGTGGTGTTGCAACGCTGGTTGAAGCAGGATACAAGTTTGTGTGTATTACTTCGCTAAGTTTGGATCCCAATGCTGCCAAACTGCGGATGAAGAACTTGGAAGATGTTTTTGGGAAGGGTGTGTTCACTGAGCTAATTTGCTTGGACACTGGCGCTGATAAAGACGAAGTACTGGTACGGTACACTGGGTCCGAACTATTTTGGATTGAAGATAAGCCAGAAAACGCGGCTTGCGGCACAAAGTTTGGCCTCAAGAGCTTGCTTATTTCTCACGCTCACAATGCAGATTACGTTAACGAAGATGTTGTGCGGGTAGCCGACTGGGCTGAAATTACCAAAGTTGTCCTTGGTTAGTTATAATTAATCTTCGTCGCCGTAAATGTGCAGTACAGCGGTGACTGCTTCGTGTCTTTCCACGTCTTCACGTTGGAATTCCACAATACCAAACATTTTATTTTGGCGTTGTTTTAGTCTCGCGATAAAATCCTTGAGACCGTTTTGTTCATATCCCCTATCATGTTGAGCTAGGTCACCAGTAACAACGATTCTACTACCTGTACCAATACGTGTTAGCAACATCTTCATCTGTGAGGGTGTTGCGTTTTGCATTTCGTCCGCAATAATAAATGCGTTCTTAAATGTGCGACCACGCATATAAGCCAATGGTGCAATCTCAATGATGTTGTCAGCAAGCATACTTTCAATCTGTAGTGGAGTGAAATATTCTTGGAATACGTCAAAGATTGGTCGTGTCCATGGAGCCATTTTTTCTTCCAATGTACCTGGAAGGAACCCGTGTTGTTCGTCAACACTTACCGCAGGACGGGTGACAACTATCTTTTCGATCTTGCCATTCTTTAGGGCACGAATTGCTGCAAGCACTGCTAACAGTGTCTTACCTGTGCCTGCTGGTCCCATCGCAAATACAATATACTTGTGATCATCGTCCAGCATTTCAATATAATCTTCTTGGCGGAGATTTTTTGGAATCATGGTAACATAACGCTGACGGCGTTTCATACCATTAAGTTGGATCACACCTTCTTCCTGGTGTTCTTGGTTTTTTGTTCTACGAGCTCTTTTAGCCATGTTAACTCCTATTAAGTTAATAACCCTACTGAGCTACCCGCACATGTATTTAACACCTTAAAATTTGAAATTAACACTACAGAAAAGTAAAAAGCATAAATAGTATTACAGAGGAAATATATTCATGGATCAAACAGATATCGTTAGTCAACTTGACAATAATATTAATAGCAACAGCGCATTAGAGACACTAATGCAGATTGACAATGTTCTTGAGCGGCTAAATGTGTATGCTTACAAGAACTGGATTGAAGGTGAGGTTGTTGAAGGCCCACGCATTGAACGTTACTGGGTTACAGTAACAATAATGTATCCATATAAGTTAATGCCAGACCCAAGTGGTGCTGAACGTATCATTGATTTTGGTGGCAAAGTATATTATGCTAAAGACAAGCTAGTAACCGCAGCAAAGCTGGTTGATCCAGAAGATCGTGATATTGTAGATGGTGGCGATGGCTTGCGTCCAGGTAAACCACGTGCTAAGAAAATTGAACGTCCAGTCTGGCTAGTCACAATCGAACTACCACGTGGTCCAATGGATGATTTAGTAACAGCTAAGAAACAAACAGACGATATGAATATTGATTCTGATGCGGTAGAAAACGCATATGATGATGGATTGGGTGATGAAGATGCAATCAGAGCAGAATAATAAAAAACTAGACGAGGCAATTCAGTCAAACGATCTAAAAGCACTTATTGATCCAGTAATCAGTATTGATCAATACAAGAGCAAAGTTGCAGATGACGATAAGGCAGTCGTAGTTGCAGTAAAAATTAACGGCATCTATCCAGCACAGGATCTAAGTCATTTTTTGGAAACAGGCTTTCCAGAAGCAATGGATGTAGATATTTCCCCAGGCCCTAACGACAAGGGTCTTTACACAGTGTTTATAGAGTTTAAACGCGACAGCAAATTATTCAGTAACCTAGATCGTATGCTAGAGGACATCAAGCAAGTAGACAATGAAATCAACGAATGGACTTTTATTAGTTACGAGAATAAGTCTCCGCAATTGTGGAGTGCTGAAGCGTTTAATACCAGCGTAGTATCTGATAGCTATGAATATGTCAAGCGTCATAATAAAGATGCTGCGGCTATCAGTGAACGTATAAAGTTTTTGAACAAATATTAATGGCTAAAGAAGACGGAATTAAATTTAAAGGCAAAATTATTGAATGTTTGCCTAATGCCATGTTTAAAGTAGAGCTTGAGAACAAGCATGTAGTAATTGGCATTATTAGCGGCAAGATCCGTAGATTCAATATTAACATATTACTCGGTGATATGGTAGAAGTAGAAATGACACCATATGATCTTAATAAGGGTAGAATTACATACAGGTTCAAGTAATGGGTTTATTAATAGGATTCTTTAACAGAATTAAAATATACCTGATAATGCTGGCATTATTGGGTGCAGCGTCCTATGCTGCATATTACTATTATAATGATACCCAAGCAAAACTAGCACAGTATGCAGCTAACCAAGCACGTCTTGAAATCGCATTAGAAACACAACGAGCGGCAACTGCGGCACTACAACAAAATATACAAGTAATGCAAACAACTGTTCGTACATTAAATCAGCAATTTGCTGATAGTCGTAGAACGGTGCAAGACCTAGAGAGAAGATTTAACGAGACAAGTGCTGGGCAACAGCGTGATTTTGGCGCACTGGCAGCGGCAAGACCAGGGCTTGTTCAAACGATAGTAAATACAGCGACACAAGATGTGTTTAAGTGTTTTGAACAAATTTCAGGCGCTAATGTGGAGACTGACAGTGACTTATACAAAAATTGCGATAGCATTAGTAGCAGCACTAACACTAACGGCGTGCAGTAAACCTGTTGAGCCAATAGTTGTTGATCAGCGACCAATTGAAAAGCCTGTGATAGTTCTGCCACCTGTTGATGAATTTAACTCTAGAACTGTAGAATGGATTGTTGTTACCCCAGACAACATAGAACAAGTATTTAAAGATTTAGAAGACTCCGGACAGCACATAGTATTGATAGCATTAACCAGCGATGGTTATGAACGTCTATCATTAAATATGGCAGACTTGCTAAAATTAGTTCAACAACAAAGAGCAATAATAGCAGCCTACCAACGATACTATGAAGCACAGCCGTAATCGTAATCCCTGGGATATTTTAGGAATATCAGAAAACGCTTCACAGGAAGAAATCCGCGAAGCGTTTAAGCGTCTCGCAATGAAATACCACCCTGACAGAGATAGTGGTGATTTGGAAACATTTAAAATTATAAACGCAGCCTACAACAAGTTAAAAAATAATCAGATGGTGCCTATTGTTAAAGCCCCTGAAACAAAACTAGTGAATCTAAAGCTAACACTAAAACAGCAAATAGAAGGCGTTAACGACTATGTTGATGTAGACGGAGTGCTACTTAAAGTAAAAATACGTCCAGGTGCACAAGTTAACGAGAAGATAAAAGTCCGTGGCGACAGTCAAAATTTTATATTAAATATTAAAGAACAAGCACATAAAGACTTTACAAGACACGGATTTAGTCTTATAATGGAATATGAATTAGATTTAATTGAAGCCATGCTGGGTAGAAACATAAGTATAGTAGGTCCCACGGATGAACTATTGGAAATATCCATACCAGCTGGAGCAACCACTGGATATATCTTGACAATACCGGAGCAAGGCATGTATAATAGAAGAACAAACAAACGCGGTAATCTCAACATACATTTACGGTTAAGAGTACCAATACTAGATACAAACGATAAAATAGAAGAGTTTATTACAAGGCTAAAGAATGTCAGAAATTGAAAATATTGTCCTACAGTCAATCAACTTGGCTAAAAAACTACGTCACCAATACGTAACAATCGAACACTTGACAATCGTTGTCATGGACGATGTTTCAGTACGTGCTATGTGCTATGAAGTTCAAGCAGATTGTGTGGGTATTCAGGAATCTCTTCTAGAGTATTTGAAGCAAGATTGTACTGAACTAGAAGGCGCTCCTGATGAAGAGATTCAGCCGCGTAAAACACAGATGCTTGAGCGTGTATTTAATCGTGCGTTAACACAAGCACTATTTCAAGGTAAACAAGCTATCAATCAGATAGATTTGCTACAAAGTATTTTGAGTGAAGATAACAGCGCAGCAAGTCTTTTCAGTGCCGAAATGGGACTTGATCGTATCTCAATTATTGACTGGTTGCGCGATGTTCATCTACCGCAGCAGATGGAGTTTGAAGATCGTATGAGTCAGTTGACTGACGAAGAGCGTGAGGAACAAGACGAGTTTGGGCCTCCGGAATACCGAAAAGTAGTTTCAAACAATAAGCAACGGCAACGTGCTCGTAATACAAACAAAACAAGTCAAGCCTGGGACGTACTATCACAATTCACAGTTAACATGAATCAAGTAAGTCCTGAATACGACGATGTTGTTGGTCGTCGTGAAGAACTACGTGATCTTGTACAAACACTTTCCCGTAAGAAAAAATCCAACGCTATCCTTGTCGGCCCAAGTGGGGTAGGTAAAACTGCTATTGTCGAGGGACTTGCTAAACTTATCGTTGAAGGCAATGTTCCAGGAGTAATGGAAAAGTATACTGTACTATCACTAGATATGGGAAAGCTAGTTGCTGGAACAAAATATCGTGGTGACTTTGAAGAACGTATGAAGAACTTGGTCGAGGCACTTGAACTAGTTGACGATGTGATCCTGTTTATTGACGAAATCCATATGGTTATCGGTGCCGGTAGTACTGGTGGCGGCGCCATGGACGCTGGCAACATGATTAAGCCAGCACTAAGTGGTGGAAACCTAAAAGTAATCGGTGCAACTACAGATGAAGAATTCCGTAAGATTTTTGAGAAGGAAAGCGCACTTGCCCGCCGCTTTACTAAAATCAACGTTGGTGAACCAAGTGTAGAAGAAGCAAAAGAAATCCTACGTAATACTATTGTGAGTTACGAAGTACACCATGGATTTGATATTGATCCTGAAGCATGTGACTTGGCAGTTGACCTGACCGCTGAATATGTGTTTAACAAAAAACTACCAGACAAAGCATTTGATATCATTGACCGTGCGTGTGCGTATAATAAGATTCTACCAAGTGATCAACAAGTATCAATTATTAGTGCTACAGAAATTCGTAATGAAGTAGCACGTACAGTTGGTATTCCAGCAGAGCATTTGGGTAACCAAACTGAGGAGCATACCATTAATAAGCACGGACACGTTGAGGACTATCTCAAAGGCACAGTGTTTGGTCAAGATGCAGCTATTATTCGTGTATGTGATGCTATTACTGTTAGCATGGCAGGACTAAAAGATCCTACTAAGCCAGTTGGCTCATTCTTGTTTACTGGACCTACTGGTGTTGGTAAAACAGAACTCGCAAAACGTTTGGCACAAGCTATGGGTATGAAACTTGTGCGTTACGACATGGCTGAATATCAGGAGCGTCACACTGTAAGTAAACTTATTGGTAGCCCTCCAGGATATGTAGGACATGGTGACGGCAAAGCTGGCGATGGTTTGCTTATCAGCAACCTTGAAGATAGTCCAAACTGTGTGTTGCTACTAGACGAAGTTGAAAAAGCACACCCAGACATTATGACTGTTCTACTGTCACTACTTGATGAGGGTGTTATTACCAGCAGCACAGGTAAAAAAGTAAGTGCCAAGAACGCTATCATTATAATGACCAGTAACCTTGGCGCTCGTGAAGGCGCAACTAAATCTATTGGATTTAGCGACAAGACATACAACTCTAAAGCAGTTGACGATGCAATCAACAACTTCTTTGCTCCTGAATTCCGCAACCGTTTGGATGCTATTGTTCGCTTTAATGCACTACGGCCAGAGAATATGCAACGTATCGTTGTTAAGTTCTTGGGTCAAATTGAAGGCTTGACAGCAGGCCGTAATATTGAACTAACCTGGACGCAGGATTTGAAAGACTATTTGGAAAAAGAAGGCTTTGATCCAGCAATGGGCGCTCGCCCACTAGCACGACTAATTAACGAGAAAGTTAAACTACCACTGGCCAAGTTTATGATGGAGCATGGAGAAATCCATAATTCAAAGTTTACTGTAAACTGGGATGGCACCCAGACTATTATCACTGTGAAGAGTGATAGAAAACCAGAGGCTTTAATTGATGCAAGACCTGACCCAACATCCTAAATGGGTGCAAAGTAATAAACTATATTACGGAAAATATGAGTGTGCGATTACTATTGGACCGTACACTCAATATAACTATGTAAATTTACAACACTATATTATTCCAAATCGCAAAGCAAGTGATGATATTAGTCATAGAACACGCCGTCTTATGAACTTAAATTTTTCTCATACACAGCAAAGCGATGATATAAAGTTTCACTACAGGCTAACAGTTTATACAAGTCACCGCGGGTTTGTAGATTGGATTGTATACCAAAGCGGATATCCTATTGAAAGTATTATTTCACCAATTAACGCAGACCATGCCAAGATTATTCAAAATTTAGATGACAAAAGTGAATTCAGAAAACAACTGTATCATGGAAAGTATAAATTTAGAATAAATGCATCGCGTCCGTGGCGTAGTAATACCACTGATGAGGAAATGATTGCAGCCTATGACTGGGCAATGGATCAATTTGATACCACTGATAACAAAATACTGCGCCGCGCTGGGGGATATTATAATTATAGATACACTGGACGCCGTATGACTACCATACCTTATATCTACACTAATAACGAGGCAGCTATTATGTTGTTTAAAATGGCGTTCAGTAACACACTCAGCATTAAAGTAACACGTGCAATAACACTAGACAGTTTAGACTGAGCTTTTTTAATAAATACTATTATTAAAGGAGAGCTCACAAATGGCAAAAATTAACGAGTCTATTATCGTTGTTAAAGTTAGTAAGCTAGTAAAAGATTCAGATACTAGTCGTCCAGCCTTAGATGCGGACGCATTAGCACAGCTAGAAGAAGTTATTAAAACTCTAGCTGATGAAGGTTCACTGGTTGAAATTGAGACTATGGATAACAACGGATAACAAGACATGGCAAGCAGCACAATAATATTATCAAATCAAACGCAAATGTCGTACACTGGAGATAAAGCTCGCGGTGACGGCTTTTATGGCTTTGCGGATGGTTTACACACGGTAAGTTTCCACGTAACAAACTTCACTGGCCGTATTTACTTACAGGCAACACTGTTAGAAAATCCTACAGAAGAAGATTGGTTCTTTATTCAATTACAGCAAGACACGGCACATATTGAGTGGGACAATGAATCAGAAACACTTGGTACAAGTTTTATTGGAAACTTCGTTTATATTAGGACTGTTGTCGATAGAAGCTACTTAATAGATCAAAACTATAACCCATCAGTTCATGGATTAGTTGACAAAGTAGTATTAATGATTTAATGGGGGTAGTAAAAATTGGCAATTAAGGCGTATAATAGTAATACTGGCAATAGTATTATTGATACTAGTATTAAATTTGTTGAGGGCGACATGCTGGCATTTGATGCTAGAAAAAACTTGTTTGTTCGCACAACACGGGCAGAAATAGCAACCGTAGACTTAACTGGATACGCTACACTTGCACAAGTACAGTCACTTATTGATAGTATAGACGCTGGAGCAGCGACATCTATAGACTGGACAAATGTTACTAACAAACCAACGATCCCAAGTGTTGACGGATTGGCTAGCGAAACATTTGTAACGCAACAAATTGCGCTCAACCAGCCAGATTTAACTTCATATACTACTAAAACATATGTTGATACAGCCATTGCCGCAGCACTAACTGGCGCTAGCGGGGGTGATCTTTCAAGCTATTATACTAAAACTGAAGTAGATAACCTACTAGCAAACTATCAACCCACTGTAGATCTATCAGGATATGCTACAACTGGATATGTCGCTAATCAATTAACAGCGTTCCAACCAAAATTTGATCTATCACTTTATGCAACAAAAGCATATGTTGCTGGAGAAGTGTTTAGCGGCGACTATAATGATCTAACCAACAAGCCAACACTGTTTACTGGAAACTACAACGACTTGTATAATAAGCCAACTATTTTTAGTGGCAACTATCAGGACCTATACAATCAGCCAATTATTCCAAGTACAGATGGTTTAGCGAGTATTGCTTATGTTGATCAGCAGATTGCCAACGTAGCAACTGGAGGCACTGTTGACCTAAGCGGATATGTAACTGACACTGAACTAGCAACTGCTCTTGCTGGTTATCAACCAACTGTTGACCTAAGCGAATATTACACAAGTGTACAAGTCGATGCAATGTTTGCAACGGCACTGACACCACATTTTAGTGGTGATTACAATGATTTAATCAATACGCCAACTATCCCAAGTTTAACTGGATATGCTACCCAGACATATGTTGACAACGCAGTCGCAAACATCAGCGGCGGCAACGGCGGATCAGTTGATCTTACTGGTTATGCTACCCAGACATATGTACAACAGCAATTAAGTGCAGCAACACTTGGAGCAATTGCAAACGTTGGCGACTTAAATGATGTTGCCATTGATACTAATCTTGACGCATTGCACCAAGCATTAATATGGAACGGTGTTAACAATCTCTGGGAAAACGTTGACCTAG